GCGCTACTTCCCCGAGTGCATCCGCTTCGACAAGGAGCGCGACACCTACCGCTATGTCTGCCCCAATGGCCACTGGCTGGACGACCCCCAGCACGGCGAATGGGTGGCGGTGCACCCAGAGCGCGACACCGGCCCCCAGGTGCACGTGCCCAAGCGCGAGCGCAAGCTGCGGATCCGCTCGATTCACTTCCCGCAGTTCCTGAGCCCGACCATCAGCGCGGAGGAAATCATCACGGCCTACAACACGGCCACCGACATGAAGAACTTTTACAACCGCAAGCTCGGCATGCCGTATCTGGACCCGTCCCAGGTGCCGGTTACGCTGGAGCACCTGTCGCGGTGCGTGGAGGTCGGTCGGCAGCTGGGCGTGCAGTGGGAGACCCGCGGCAAGGGCTATTTCATGGGCATCGACCAGATGGGCAACTTCAACGTCCACGTGGTCAAGAAGCGCCTGCCGGACGGCCGCCAAGCCGTGGTGCACGTCGAGGAGACCTACAGCGCGGATCCGTTCGCGCGCAGCTCCGAGCTCATGGAGCAGTTCGGCATCGCGGTGTGCGTGGTGGAAATCAACCCCAACTACAACGACGCCAAGAAATTCGCGGCGCGCCACCCTGGCCGCGTGTTCATCTGCGACAGCTTCGGCAGCCTCAAGGAGGACATGATCATCTGGGGTGACGCGCCCAAGCTCAACGTGAGCGACCGGCGCACCAGCGAGGAGGCCCGCGACCGCTGGACCCTGCGCATGGACCAGTACAAGTGCATGCAGGTGTCCATGTCCCGGTTCACGGCGACCAGCCCGCTGTGCGTGTTCCCAGACCCCCAGGGCCTTGTGCAGGAGGTGGTCGAGAAGGGCCAGCGGCAAACCCTGCCTGTGCTGCCGCGGGCGTTCCTTCACTTCACGAAAACCGCCCTGGTGGCCGAGAAGGACGAGGAGACCAACCAGTACCGGCGCAGCGTCAAGAAGGTGGGCCTCGACCCTCACTTTTCCTACGCCAACATGCTGTGTGACGTCGCGTGGTCCCGCTCGCACGGCACGGCTACGTTCCTGATCCCAGACGGAAAGTCCCAGGTGGCCGAGATGCGCGAGAAAGCCGAAGCCCTGAACATGCACGGCCTGCCCACGACGGTGACGGCCATGATCCAAGAGCTGCCCGCAGGGCAGGTTTGCGGCCGCTGCAGCGCGTTCGACGCCGAGGCCGGGCGGTGCACCGACCGCGACATGCTGGTGCGGCCCAAGGATCCTGGCTGCGTGCTGTTCGTGGCGAAGTCGTGACCTGACAATCCCGGGCTATGAAAAAGATCGTCCTGTTCATCAAGTCCCACATCGACACCTACACCCGCAAGGACGGGACGGTAGTGCAGGCGCACGACGACAAGCGGCAGGCGCCTGCGAAAGATTGGCGCGACGAGGAAAACTGGCACAGCCGGACCCAGGGCAAATTTGCAACGTACAGCGAGGAGCAGCTGCGCTACGTCATCAAGGACGCGGGCGAGGCCGCAAAGCACGCCTACGCCATGGGGAACCACAAGAAGGGCGGCCAGTACGACGACGAGGTTCACTACGCGAGCATGGAGCTCAAGAAGCGCCAGAGCTCGAAGTGAGCGCCCGCCCGGCGCCCGAGGCAAAGCGCGGATCCGCGTTGCGCTTGCGGCGCAAGGGCTTTTGCCTGCAGGCCACCAGATTACGAGTCAGGTGCGCGCCCGGCGCCACGCGGCAGGTGTCGTGCCGGTGCACGCGCGGAATGCCGTGGTGAAGTGGCTTTGTGAGCTGAACCCGCACGCCAGCGCCACATGGGCCAGCGGCATGCCGGGATCCGACAGCAGGCCCTGAGCCTTGGCCACGCGGCGCGCCCACACGTAGCGCATGGGCGTGGTGCCCATGGCCTTGCGGAAGGCCCGGGCGAAGTGGTGCGGGCTGAGCGCTGCGGCCGCGGCAATGTCGGCCAGCGTGATGGGGCGCGACAGGTTCGACTCGATGAAGTCGAGCGCCCGGCGGCGGCGGCACTCCGATAGACCGCTGCAGGGCGCGCCTGCGCACGGCGTGCCCATGGTGGCCGAGATGGCGTCGAGCGGCTGCCGCAGAGCACGGTGGTGATGGATTCGGCCAGCATTGCGAAGCCGGGGAGCTCTCGTCTGGCAGTGGCCAGCGCCTGGGCTGCCGATGCCACGGCTCTGACATGATCGCCAGCGAGGCGCATGTATGGGGTGTTTCCGAGATCCGCGCCGAGCTCGTCGGCGGCCTGGATCAGCTCTCGCGTCGGCAAGCGAATGAATGTCTCGCCGTATGCGCCTGAAACCGTGCAGTGCTGTATCGTGGATCCTGCCGGTAGGAATGCGACGTCACCGGCACGCCAATCGCGCCTTGGCTGCCGCATGCCTTCCCAGATATCGACAGTCGAGACCGGGCAGTGCACGAGGAAAACAGCGTGTTCCTCAACACGCACCAGCTCGATGCCAGTAGTTCCGTCGAACTGGTGAATCTGCAGAGCCCCCAGGCGGTGATTCGATTCGCTCGCCGGTCCACGGTACTTGATGACGCTGCTGCTGGCCACTTTCTACTCTCGCAACGACTCGCGCGACGGATTTACACCGCCCGGTTGTTGCTTGAAAAGAGACAAAGTGGCTTATTTCGGGTTACGCGATTGATCGGCTTTGGGGCCCCACAACCAATGTGCGAGACCTGCCATGACGAACACGGCAATCGCGTCCGTCGGGCCGGGGCGGAATGTCAGGCGGTCGATGAAGTCCCAGATCAGGAAAACGCAACCCAGGACGAAAAGGGCAATGGGAACGGCTTTGTGCATGATGGGCTCCAGCGGCCGGGGCGCCGCCCCGGCGGGGTTGATGATCAGAAGGCTTCCTTGAAGTGCTTGGCGGCGCGGAAGGTCGGCACATGGCGGGCGGGCACCTTCACCTGGGCGCCGGTGCGAGGGTTGCGGGCCGTGCGGGCGGCGCGCTTTGCGGCGGCGAACGTGCCGAAGCCGGACAGCGACACCTCGCCGCCCTTGGCCACGTGGGTGACGATCGCGGCAAGCGCGCTGTCGACGGCGTCGGCGGCTTGGCGCTTGCTCAGGCCAGCAGTGCCAGCAACCTTTTCGATGAGTTCGGACTTGTTCATGTGGATCTCCGGGTTGAAAAAAGACGTGCGCCGTTTGCGCACGCCTTGATGGTACAGGCAAAGCGGAAAAAGTCTTTGCTACGCCGTGATTTCTTTGCGTTGCTGTTGTGTCGGCGCGTCACCTTCGGGGTCTGCTTTGAGCAGCCACGAGGCCGCGCAGTCGAGCTCGTCGCCGACGGCGCCGTACTCGGTGACAAGGCCGCTGCCGTGCACGCGCCAGATCCGGCCGTGCACGCTGTGCTCGCCCTGCAGCAGGCCCACGCGCACGCGCTTGCCGACGTTGGGCCCGCTGGCGCCCAGGGCGCCGCGGATGATGATGGCGGTGTCGCCGGTCTTGATGGGCTCGCTCATGCCGCGCCTCCGTCCCTGGGGGGCGGATCGGCCTGCTCGGCTCTGCCGAACACCTTTTCCAGCTCGGCCATCACCCGCTCGTGCTCGGCGCTGCGTGCGGCCTCTTTGAGCGGTAGGCTGCTGTGCGTCATCCCGCCAAGGTAGATCGGCTCGCCGTGCCCTGGGGCGATGCGCAGCACCTCGGGCAGCGCCCGCTCGATAGACAGGCTCAGGACGTTTTTTCTCATGATGCACTCCCAAATTCACGCACCAGGGCTAGGCGCACGGCGCTGTTGGGCCCCATGCAGGCGTCCACGCGGGCGAGCACGTCGGCCAGCGGCACGAGGCCGGGCTGCGGGGATGTGCAGAGCGCCCGCGCCTCGTACTCCCAATGGTGCTGCAGAGGCTTTTTCCAGCAGTCCTCTGCTTGTTCCTTTGTGCAAGGCTCCCACGGCGACCACGGTCTGCCGCCGACCCATGTCGGTCTGCAGCGACGTTGCCACGCCACCGGCTCCGCAGGCGCTGCCTGCTGGGGTGCCTCGCTCTCCAGCCACGCGCGGGCTGCGGCGAGTGCTGTGCGCGATGCTTCGGGCCAGTCCTCCACATCCAGCCGATCAGACTCGAACGCCTCCAGCATCTGCTTGACCAGCGGCTCGACCTGTTCTCGCGCCTCGTCCATGCCACTTTTGAAGCCTTGCTTGTAGCTCATCCAGTCGGGCCGGAACGGCTCCTGCGCTGCCTGCTGGGGTGCTGCTTCGATGGCCGCGCGCAGCGCCTTGCAAACTGCGTCGATGGCATCGCTGGCGCGCTGGTCGAACGACTCCCATGCGCTCGGGTTGCCGATGAAGTATTCGGCCTCGGCCAGCGCGTCGATTGCCGCTCCTGAATTGATAGCTGTCGGCGCAGTATCGGCGCAGTTGCCGGTCACATTTCGCCGGAAAACAAGCGGCTGCACGCCGCCCGCGCCGACGGCTTCAAGCTGGGCCTCCAGCGCCTCAATGCGCATCCGCAGCACGTCCGCGCGGTGCAGGCCAAGCTCGGCCGCCGTGGCCGTCTTCTGGACCCATTCGGTCTTGTCGAGCCACTCGCGCAGTTGCTGTTCGGCCATCATGCTGCACCTTCTTTCTCGGTGACTTCATCGCCCAGGCGGCTGATCAGATCGCCCAGCAGGCGCGACAGCTCGCCGGTGGCAATGGCCACGTCGGCGTCGAAGCGGTCTTCGTCGGCGTCCCGGCCTTCAAAGACGGATTCGAGCATCGTCACGCGCAGCAGCCGCATGTCGGCGGTGAGCACGAACGACACGCGGCCGTCCCAGGTGAGGCTGAGCTGCGTGGCCACCTTGCCCGCGCGCACGTGGTCGCCGATCTCGGCGATGGCAAGGCTGTGGCGGTTGTAGCGCACCACTGCCTTGCTCTCGTCCTGGGCCTTGAGCTCGCAGAACCGGCCCACGCTGAATTCTTCGTCCTGCAGGTCAAACAGCACGGCGCCCATCCACGCGCTGGGCGCGAGGTGGGTGATGATGCGGCGCACTGCGAACCCGGGCAGCAGCTCCACGAGCGCAGTGACAACGGCGTCGGACGTGCCTTGGCTGGCGGTGTCGATGAACAGCGTGCGCGTCGCCGGGTTAATCCAGATCCAGACGGCGCCCAGCTTCGAGAATGCCCGCGGCAGCAGATCCAGCATCGCATCCTGCTTGAGCTCGCGGCGCTCCTTCTTGCCGGGCTTGCGGCCGGTCTGCTCCTCGATGGCCTTGGCCATCTCGTCCACGCGGCGGCGCACGACGTCGGCGGCCACCGTCTTGGTCTCCACCATCAGGCGGGCGATCCAGTGGCCGCCGATGGCCTCCACCAGGGCGCCGCCTTCGTGGCCGCGGGGCGGCACGAAGCCCTCGGAGCGCTCCTGGGTGGGGCCGCAGGGCGAGAACGTCGCCTTGGCCAGGGCCTGCTCGACCTGCTGCAGGTCGGGCGCCCAATCGTCGGCGATGCGGAAAATGGTCAGGTTCTTGAACATGGTCTTGGGGTGTTGCGCCCGACTTGCGCCCGGGACGGTGGCGGCAGGCGGCTGCCTGCAGGAAAAAGCTGGGCAGGTGCCCAGATGGAAAATCAGGGCGCGTAGGGCTTGCCAGCGAGGCCGCAGTAGCCGTGGGTGCGCGTGGCGCGCTGCTCGTACACGGTGGCGCCGTTGGGGCCTTGGGCGGGCACGCTCTGCGTCGTGTGCTCCCAGCGCCACATGGCGCACTCCTCGGCGACGCAGCGCGCGGCGCTCGACGTGTGCTGGTCCGTCGTGAGCATGGTGCGCACTTCGGCCTTTTCAGGATCCTGCCCGAGCTCGAAGTCTTCGGGGCTGCGCACCTCTTTAAGTCGCACGGGGACGACATGCTTCGTGAGTACGCGGTTGTAAGCGGTGTCCACGTCGCTGTGGCCAGACTGGGCGACGCGAGACATGGGGCACCAGAGCTGGCGGGCTTCTTCGGGTGTGTGCATACAGTCCTTTCGGTGTGGATTGCTCAATTATGCGCAAATACTCAAAAATGGGCAATCAATACTGTGGCGCGGTCGTGACGCTACGCTTGCGGCATGACCGATGCTGCCCGCTCTGTAGCCTTTGACCCGCGCGCCCCCGCCGACGAGCGGCAGGACGCCATGGCGGAATTGCAGAAGGCCGCGATGCCCAAGGCCTTGTCCGACCTGATCCCTCGGGCCGACCTGCAGCCGATCATCGACTACATCAACCGCGACATGGAGGAGCAGGCGCTTGCCAAGGCGGCCAGTCGCGGAAACGTCATCCAGTTCCCGGCGGCGCAGAAAAAGCGCGGCGAGCGCGGCATGCAGTCGGTGTGGATCGACGACATGCAGATCAACGTGAACGGCGACTGGTTCGAGCGGCCTGGGCAGTTCTCGTTTGACGCCATGCGCGCCATGGTCGAGCAGACGCCCATCCTGAATGCCGTCATCATGACCCGGCAGCGGCAGGTGGCCCGGTTCTGCCGACCGCAGAAGGGTGGCAAGGGCCCGGGCTTCAAGATCGCCAGCCGCGAGAAGCTGGAGAACGTGGACGAAAACGAGCAGCAGACCATCCAGCTGTTGCAGCAGTTCGTGCAAAACTCGGGCTGGGAGACCCGGCCGCGCCACCGCATGCGGCTCAAGCGCGACAGCTTCCCCATGTTCATGGCCAAGCTGGTGCGCGACAGCCTGACCATGGACAGCATGGCGATCGAAACCGAGTGGAAACGCGACAAGTCCCTGGGCCTCGACGGCGTCTATGCCGTGGACGGCGCCACCATCCGGCTGTGCTCGGAGGAGGGCTACCAGGGCGACGACGAGATCTTTGCGCTGCAGGTGGTGCAGGGTCAGATCCGGGCGGCGTACACCTATGACGACCTGATCTATGTCCCGCGCAACCCGCGGACGGACGTCATTGCGGGCGGCTACGGCCTTTCGGAGACCGAGCTGCTGGTGCGCGTGGTGACGGGCTTCCTCAACGCCTTCACCTACAACACCAAGTTCTTCGACAGCAACGCCATTCCCAAGGGCGTGCTCAACCTGTACGGCAACTACAGCGACGAGGATATCAACGCCTTCAAGCGCTACTGGAACGGCATGGTCAAGGGCGTGAACAACGCCTGGGCGCTGCCTGTCATGGTGTCCAAGGATTCCGAGTCGGCGGCCAAGTTCGAGAACTTCGGCGTCGAGGCGAGCGAGATCATGTTCGCCAAGTGGATGACGTTCCTGGGCTCCATCATCTGCGCCATCTACGGCATCGCCCCGGACGAAATCAACTTCGAGAGCTTCACGGCGGGCGCTTCCAGCCTGTCGGGATCCGACACCGAGGAGAAGCTGTCGTTCTCCAAGGACAAGGGCCTGCGCCCGCTGCTGTCGTACCTCGAAGACACGATGAGCGAGTACGTCATCGGCGAATTCAGCGACAAGTACGCCTTCGAGTGGACCGGCCTGGATGAGGAGGACGAGAAAACCGTCTTCGAGCGCAAGAAGCTGATCCTCACCGTCAACGAGATGCGCGCCGAGGACGGCCTAGAGAAGGCCGAAGGCAAGTGGGGCGACGCCCCGCTCAACCCCTCGCTGGTGGG